TCCAATTACTTTCTGCTATTGCAGAGTTCATTTTCTTGAATTTAGATAATCTTGTTCGTCCCATGTTGAACATCATATTAACCAAGATTTGCTGGACCTCGTCTGGTAATTCTCCAAAGCTGCTTTCTCCGTATAAAGCATTACACTCTCCGATGGCAATTTCAAGGTCTCTGTCAAAACACGCCCTGACTCTTTCTTCGTCAATTGGAGTTCCAACTGGCCTTCCGAATTCCTCATCACTTTCGAGGATAAGGTGACCGACGCCAAAGGTGGGATAACCGAGGTGGTCATTATAGATTTCATACACGACTCCTTCGTCTATTTTTAGTTGTTCGTAAACCGCTTGCTTATTCAATTATTATACCTCTCTTTTTTGTTCTACTTCTTTTATGTTTACACCTCTGCCTGTAAGTTTATATCCAAACTGTAATGCAGGGTCTATAAAACATAAAACGATAGTAACTCGTAAGCGTTCATATTTATTATTTGGATTATGTATATAACCGCCTTGTGCTTCTCCTTTTCTGTATATTAATGTGTCTGTTCCAGGAACTTCATGTTCTATCCAACCTGGCCACAATAACAAATCTCCTGTCTTTCCATTTAAAACAACCTCAGAAGGTATCTTAGAAACACCTGGTGTAGAGGATATAATTAAACTATCTAAGGGAGATTTTAACTTCATAGGAGCATGTTCTTCGTCTTTTTGAACATAGTAATTACCTATTACACAATGTTGCGCGTGATGATGATATTTTAAATGTTGTTTTTCATCACAAACCATCCACCAACCGTATATGTGCCAATGTTCTTTCAATAAATCTATATAAGGATAGTGAGCTATAGACTCAAAGTATTTAACTGCTAAAGGTGTAATAATGGCTTTCATTTCGTCCCAACCATCTACACCTCTCATAGAGTCTTCACCTGTTTCAGAAACATGTTGTCCTTTTTCATTAAAGTAACTTAACTGTCTCCACCACTTAGCTCTTTCAGGTTCTTTTTCTAACCACCACTCTCGACTTTTGTATATGTCTATAATAGAGTCACGAAGTCTGTTTCTAAGCTCTAAAGGTAGAGGATCTTCTGTTACATGTTCTATAGGTATTCCAAATAAATCTTTCTTCATAAAATGTATTTATAGAAAAAAGAGCCGACTTTGTAGCCGGCTCCTAAAACGTTATACCGTTTTATTACTCGTCAGCAAGACTTTTGAAATATGATAATGTATCATCTTCAGAAGAATCATCATCAATTGTTTTGCTGGATGCTTGGACGGATTTCACTTTATCCATAAATTGATCGTCTTCAGCATCACCGGTTGTCTGCGAGATTTGCTCAGCCGTTGCGACTTTAGCACCACCACTTAAAACCATATCAAGTTTAGATTTCAATTCTTCATAAGTTTTGAACTCTCCCTCGCCAACTTTCTCTTGTAAAGAATGTTGTTGGTTCCAAATAGCTTCTATTCCCGCGTCATCATCAGATATAGCAGTAACGGCATCAAATTCACTTTTATCATAGTTTCTAAAGCCTTCTACTTGTCTGATCTTTAGTTTGAAGTTAGCACCTTCCCAGAAATCAAAAGGATTTACTGGAGTCTCATCTTCAAATTGTGGTTGCATAACATCTTTAATTTTATCAAAGATCTTTTTACCAAACTTGTAGAGGAACACTTTTCCTACTGCGTCTGGATTAGCAGAATCTTCTACTACCAAGATGTTAGCATAGTAATTGAGGCGTCTTTTTTGCTTACGCGCAATCTCTTTATTCGCCTCAACACCTGAATTCCATAGTTCAGAATTTAATTCTGACACAGGGTCTGGTTTGTTAAGCGTTGTAAGACTGTTTTCAATATACCATTTACCTGTAGGACCTTGAAATCCGTGATTCCAAATCCTAACCCATGGCATATCTTCGCCTTGTGGAGCAGGCAAGAATCTAATAACGGCGTAACCGTTACCTGCCTTGTCTACTGTTGGTTTCCATTCCCGATCATCGCCTTGTTTGAAGTTTGATGTGGGATTACTGATTTTCTCGACTTCCTTCATTAAGTTGTCGAAATTACCTCTTTGTTTTCTGAGGTCTGAAAGTGTATTAAACGACATATATTTCTCCTGTATTGCGTTGTATTACGTTATATTATTTGTATTAGACAGAACCCTCTGTCTAGCAATTATATTTATAAGACTTTCATGTTTATCTGTCAGAGTTTTGGTATCCTTTTTTACAAATGGAGAATACTTAGATACCAATAAACATGTGTCGCCTAATATCATATCATCACTATAATCATCAATGAAGTTCAATAGTCTATTCAAAATAACGACCGTTTCAATAGTTACTTGTTTACCAAGTAGCATCTTTAATATAAGAGGATGATCTCCTTGTGTTGCATCCAATATATTATCCTTTTCCATTCTAGTTTGAATGGCTAATAAATCTTGTTCAAAATTGTAGCTTAATTTTTCTCTTCTTGCTTTTGTTTGTTTGTAAACTTCTATTGCCTCAGCATCATATGGAAAGCCTCCAAATTTATCTCCTGTAGCAAAATTAAATACAATTATATTAATTAGTTCTTGTTTTTTATATTTCCTTGCAAGTTTGCCAAATATTAATTTCATATTTGTTTTAGCTTCAAACTTTTCTGCTGGCATGTTAGCTCTCATACCATGTTTCGTAATATCATATGTAGCACGTTGGAAATGCAATTTTATAGATAAGTAAATCTTATATGCTTCCAGTGCGTTCATATTCTTGCCAATAATATACATATTTAGGCCATATCTCCTGTGTGTCTTTTTGTTTTATAAGTTTATAACCTTGACTTTCTAATATCTCTTGTAATGTGTTTGCCTTAAGTTTTTGCCAATACTTTATAGGATTATCATATAACATACGACCTTGTCTACCTAAATTTACATCTTCGTATGTGTATTTCTCCAATCCATTTTCTTCTACTACTATATTAGAAATAATAATTTTATCTGGATTGCTTAAATTAGTAATTTTTTCTAACAAGTCTAAAGGTGCAAGTAGATGATATAATACACCACAACATACTACAACATCTGCTGGCCTTCTTTGATCATAGAAATTTTCATAATTTTTACAAATAACTTCTGCACCTAATTCTTCTAATGCTTCTTTCATCAAAACATTAGGCTCTATACATCTATGATGGTTAGGTTTTTGTCTTTGTATTAGTTTTGTATGAAAACCAAATGCAGGACCTATTTCTATAACATTACTGCCTATAGGTATTCCAGAAAAGAATTCCTCATAAGTCCATTCACAATACTTATCCCAATCTTCATCCATTATAAAAGTTTCTCTGTCTTTCTTTTCTCTTTTAGAAGATTCATATCTAATGCTTCTTCTTTAATTTTTGCTTTTAAATTTGCTGTTAAAAATTTACTAATAGACTCTATCTCTATTTCCTTTTTTATACAGTAATCACAAATCATATCCATACATGGTGTCTGTGCATTAAAAGCAGATTTTTCAATAAACTGAGAAAACTCTGTAGAAGTATGAAACTCCTTTGTAACTAAAAATACGTCACTAACTTTTTCTTCAGTCATCTCTATTGTGTTGTCTACTACCACTTTTGGCATCATTTTTATTCTCCTGCACCCATTGTTTAATATATTTGTGAACATCATTGTGGCACTCTATATAAGGAGCAGGGCAACAGGTGCGTTGTGCCTCTCCCTTACGATCAAATGTATGAACAACAGGATGCTTAAAACAATCTGCTATAGAACTAATTGTTTTAGGTTCACCCTTTCCAAAATGTGCAATTGAAGGCAGGTTAGGATCTATCATTAGTTCTAACAATCCTTGTATAACATCATGAACATGAGTAAAGTCTCTTTGCTTATCTCCTTTGCCATATATTGTTAAAGGTTTGCCTGCTAGATAGTCTTGTTTAAACTTTCTAATAACCGTGCTATATTCTCCATAGTCTGCCTCTCCAGGACCATATACATTGTAAAAATACATTAAAACATAATCTAATGAATATAGTTTTCTGTATAAATTTAGAGTTGTTTCACACATAATCTTGCTAAATGTATATGGATTTTCGTGTGACTCTGCGTATTGTGTGCTAGAACTTGTAGCAAAAAATAATTTACAATTAAATACTCTAGCCCAATCTGCTACAGCGCATGTTGTTGCTATATTGTTTGTAATAGTTTCTGTAGGATATTCTAAAGCTCTTCTAATCCTAGGACTATTTGCTAAATGAAATATAGCAGAGGGAGGTTCAATTCCATGATGATGTGGATTGAAATCTACAACATCACATTTATGATATTCTATATTCTCCCTCTCTATATAATAACTGCCAGATCTATTATCGTCTACAACCGTTACAGCAAATCCTTGTTCAGATAATTGCTCTACAAGATGTGAACCAATAAATCCACAACCTCCTGTAACAATAATATTAGGCATGTCTGTTAGCATAATTGTATGATACTTTATTAATAACTATTAGTCAACATCTTTATAGAAGATATGGTTGTCTACTTCTAAGGTTTGGACATAATAACTTGCCCAATAAGGTTCAACCTTTTTACTGTGATACCATAAGGCACCTTCAGTTATATCTTCTTTTGTCTTCCAACCGTATAGTATGTGTGCTAACACCAATATATCTTTCCAACAATCCTCGGTAGGTATATCAGGTTTGCCATCACAATACCAACTAAATTGGCAAGAGTGTAAATCTATTCTTCCACTAGGATAATATTCTGTTTGTTTCACGACACCACATATGGTATCAGGAAATCTATTATCCTTTACTCTATTGAAAACTACGAGTGCTACTGCTACTTTACCTGCTGTAGATTCACTCCTAGCCTCCCAATAAATGTTTTCTGCTAAACAATGTATTTCATCATCATTCGCTTCAACGTTTCCTACATAACCAAAAAATAATAATGGTAATGTTATCCATAACTTTCGCATATGGTTCCCCCTTTACTATTAAAAAACTAAACTGCAGTAGGTCCTTCGCAACCAGCAAATTCCCAATCAGACTTTTGGACTTTTTTGTCCTTCTTTCTGTCGTAATCCTTTTTAGACTTATGTGCACCAGCACCACTCTTATTGCGCGAGTGCTTAGCCACAGGATTTCTTAACTTTAGTTTCTTTTTCATAATGTTATTTATTATACTTTCTACAGGAGCTATTTTCAAGAATCATTATACCAAACTAAAAGTTTTAAAAATTTATTTTTTTATAAATAGTTTTGTAACATAGATATCATTTATGTTATGTTATAAGTAATTTTAATAAAGGAGAGGTTTCATGACCACAGCTACTTTCGGCAGAGTAGCGAAGCACATGAAAACCAACATTGATAGACTAAGAGAAGATGAACATGTATGTCTCTTCTGCGATGCGGTTCAATTAGTAGCGATTATGTCCGCTCCGTTACTACTGCCCTATTTTATAATTGTCTGGACACCAGGCGTAGGAGGTTTTTAATGTATAAATTAGAAACCGAAGAGCTCAAAACCATAGCAATTACATTTACAGTATCAGGTGCTATTATTAGCATTCCGTTTATACTCATGGTGATGTAATGGAAGAGTTTCAAGACAAATTAGAAGTATTTTGCTTATGGACTATTTTTCTAGTAAGCATTGGAGCAATTGTCCAATGACACTTTGGTATAAACTAGCTCTTGCAGCTTTAATAATACCTTGGGAAATACCTGTAATGATAGCCATAGCAACATTTTTTATCTAGAGGACAAGCGTCTTAGTTGGCGCTTGTTTTCAAATATTCCTCATAAACATCTCTTGCTTCTAGTAATTGAGGAACAAAGTCATCACGTTTTTCTACATGAATCATAGGACCGTCGTCTTCTTGTGTAATCAAGACGACTGTTTGATCTACAGGGATACCTGTTCTTTCTTCAAACATAATGGCATAAGCAGAACACTGCATAAAATAATTATAACAATGTGATCTAACTTTACGTTTCTTAGATGTTTTAAAATCTATTACAGAAAGTCTACCATCATATTCTGCTATACAGTCTGCCTGGCCTGCTAGTCTTAAATGATCTGAATATAGTTTGGTTTCTATACCTCGGATATTATCTATTTTAGATAACATCTCTACCATTACAGAATACATTTCTTCGTTCAGAGGATTTAATGTTTTTCTACCCTCTTCTTCTTTCAGCACTTCGTTGTGTAAACGATATTCAACTAGCTTGTGTATTGATGTGCCTCGAGCTGCTGATTGTCTTGATATCTTATCAGCCTCTTTAGCACCTACACGTTTACGCCAGGCATTTATAAATGGTTTGTTCTTGTGTGCAAGAATAGTTGTAACAGACGGATATAAATTGCCGTCTGGTGTTTCATACATTCTACTGGTAGATGTATTAACTTGTTTTAGTTTTTCAAAATCTACAAAGTCGTGATTAAACATTATAATATTATGTTCAGTATGATTGTGGTTGCTATTGTAATAACATATAGCCCCCAAATTAGTTTTTCTAATCTATCAAAACTCTCATCTCTTTCGTCAAAGCGTTTGTTGATATCATAGTTAATTCTTTGAAGTATATCTTCGTCTTTCATTTACCTATATCCTTAATATTGTTCTTGCCTATAACCTGATAAGCACCTTTGTTGTATGCAGGCGCAACAGTATAACCTGAGGATATCTTAAGTTTTTCTTGTTGCCACTTTATATCTACACCTGTGCCTTTGCCTGTGCCCTTCATAGAGGGGCTAGCAGAAGGTATTTTATCTGTAGTATTTCTAATCTGTGTTTCTTTTTTCTGTAGCTCAGATGCTGAGATAGAACGAACAGGATTAGAAGTCCTTTTCTTAGATGTAGGATTATTTTTCTTGTATGCCTTACGCTTACGACCATTCATATCGTAACGTAGGGAACCTGAATAATTCATAAATGCCATAGTCACTCTCCTATTGTTTCTATATTATGCACTCTACACAACCTTTTGTCAACCTAAAATTTATCCAGATTAACACCACGAGTATTGAAAGTTCCTTTGGTCCTTCCTTCTCTATAATCAAATGGAACAGATACTGCATAAGGGTCGTGTAGTCCATTACCTACCCATTCTCCTGTATTGTAAACAGTAGAAGGATTGACATGGTCCATATATCTATCAACCCACATATCGTTTTTCTCGCACCATGTTTCTATTTCTTCATAGGTGCCATAAACGAGCCTGCCCATTTTATATTCACTACCATCTGCATGGAGGACTCTAGCTATTTCTACTCCTGTCATCGTATCCAGCACTTATACCCTGTGCATTTATCTAAGTCTTCTCCACAATGGATACAGAAGCCGTCTGCTTTAGCTTGTGCTTCTTCCTCTTCCATCATTACAGATTCACAATGTGCATCTATTGCAGCTTGTTCCATCTCGTCGAGTCCTTCTTTGGCAAACTCACTCCAAGTTCCATAATTTTTATCAGTCATTACGTTCTCCTATACCCCAATCAATTACAACAGGGAACCTAGGTATATTGTCTGGGGAACGTTCAAAATACCTACAAGTAACCCATGTTGGTTTCACTTCTTGTTCTAGTAGTGCCTTAAGTGTTTCTTGATTACCTCTAACACCACTCTTGAATGTATTAGTGCCGTCTGTAAGAACAAAGTGTTTAGCATACCCTGCCCAATTACCAGAACCTTCTAATACTTCTATAACATCAAACTCTTCTGTAATGAACTCTTTTCTTTTCAGTAAGTTCTTACTTCTTTTGTTTTCATATGGTTGATTGTTTCTAACCATCTGTCCTTCGTAACCTTGTTCTGTCCATACAGAATACATTTCGTCTAGTTCTGTTTGACTGTTACAATATACAGTTTCTACAAATTGAAGAGGTTGTCTATAATCTAGATTACCTATAACATCTTCTAAATGTAGATTGCCGTCTTCAAAGGAACAACCTTCCCATTCAGGACCTGTAATATCATATATGTGATATTGAACAAGTTTGGCACATTCTTCTGCCTCTGCTTGTGTAGGTTTTACTTTTCTAACAAGACTTGTAATCTTGTTGAAGTCATCTCTTAGTTCGTGATTGTAAAGTTCACCATCTAAAATATCTGTAGGATTTTTCTCGAAGTAATCCTTAAGAGCATTGTGTATGTGATTGCAAGTTGTAATCTCTTTACCTGCTCTTGTAAACAAACCATCTTTTCTGGCAATACATCTAATACCATCTAACTTTGGCTGACATATCATATCTAAAGCCATTTTTTGGCCTTCATTTAGTTTTGAATAGTCATGTGCTAGTTGTGGCTTGAACTTGTCATAAGTATCAACAAGGTTGATATCTTCAAAGTATTCTTTTTCTGCTTTCTTGTCCCACATAGCCTTAGCTTCTTTTTGTGCTTGTTCAGCATCTGTAGTAGCATTTGCTTTGCCTGTGTTCTTGCCTACAGCATCTTTCCAGCCACTTGTAACTAGATTGCCGTCTTTTATACCTGCAATAGTTCTAGTAGCGTTCATTACGCCATTGGAATATTCTACTGTGAGCTCACGAATGTTTCCATTCGTGTCTCTTTTGTAAAGTGTTGGTAACCTAAATATCATTATACAAAGCTCCCATCTCTTTTACCACCAGCGCAGTAACCAGACATATAACCAGGACCGTAAACAGTTCTTCTGTCTATGTCATAACCTTTGTATAAGTTACCTCTTGGTGAATTAAGAGCTGGAGCATTCCATCCTGCTGCCTTAAGAACATCACCTTCCATGAATCTTTCATGTGTTAAGTTGATGAAACCCCAAACGCTTTGTTGTGGGTTCTGGATAATAATTTTTACAAATTTACGACCTGCTTTGTAAGTAACAGAGTAATCTGTAAGACTTGGGAAATCTGCAAAGTGTTGTTTTTCAATATCTTTACAAAGTTTCTCGATTTTTTCTTTTAGTTTATTTTCCATAATTTTTAGTCCTCACTTTTTTAAATTATGTGTATATTATGCACTCTTGAGGACCAAATGTCAAGCATTTTGTGCAAAAGATTTGAGTTGTAAGTGCTTGATTTTACTTATGTTGTGGATATTGGACCAAGTTTTTTCCTTGCTTTTTTAACAATATTACGTTTTTTAACTGACAAAGCGTCTTTTTTGCCGTGTGTTTCTGCTAATGCACTGTGAGGATTGGCTTCAGATACTTTAGATAATACCTCGTTGAAGCCTGCTGGAGGTTTTGTTCTATCTCCTGTGCCACCTATAAGTGCAGCACTTGTAATTACACCTTTTAGATTAGGATTTTCTTCTAGATATTCGTCTCTATCTTTTATAGACATAAACTTTTCAAATTGTTCACCTGTTTTGGTGTCTTCAAATACATAAGTTGGCATCAATGTTTTACTGCTGGTATAGCAATCTCCTCCATATTATCAATTATCTTCATCAGTATTTTCTTTGCTACTGTAGATAACAATTCACTATTATATGCCCTTAACATACACTCTTTGATGTATAAAGGGTCTAATTGTTTTAACATAGCTCTGTCATATTTCTTATATGAAAAACCATAAACATTTAAACATAATAAAGCCAAGTCTATTTCTTTTTCATTATAGAAAGACATTCTGTAACCTTGTATCACCTTAGGCTCCTGTGTTGGAAATTTTATTACATTGTCCATATTACTACTTATAAGCAATTAATTATCTACAGGGACAATAGGTATTGTATTTTTAACACTATATGCCTCTGTAGGTTCCGTAACATATTTATTCAATATTGGCTCATATTCTGGGACAACGGTAAACAAGTCTTCCTTTCTAAACTTGTCTAATGCTATGTTTTTAGACAAAAAGTATTTGAACGTTTCCTCATCTACTCCTGGTTGCCTCATATAATTTATGAAACCATCTATATCATCTTTATACATACCCCAATCTCTTACATTACCTTTGTCATCGTATAACCATCTATGTTCTATAAATTCTTTTAATTCTGGAGGAGCATATCGTAATGTCATCCATTCAGGAAAGTAAACTAAATTGTTCCATATTTTAAATGCTGGGAAAGCATGTTTAACTAACTCATGTATTCTAGTAAGCTCTAAAGCATTTACCCAACTTAATGTAAATGAAACTTGAACAGAAAATTGAATGTTTTTATGGTTATCATAAAATATACCATCTCTATATGATTCTTCTGTATAGTGTTGTCCTCTATATTCTCTAACCAAGTCATGATACTTTCTCATGTTTTCATATACTTTATCCCACTTGCCTAATTTTCTCATATAGTTGTATGGTTCGTTCATTCCATCAATACTCAAACCTATACCTACACGTTTAAAATTTTCTGCCCAATATCTAACTTTGTCTTCTAAAAATATATTAGCATTTGTAGACATGTCTAATACTATATCTTTTGCATAACCTAGTTGTATAAGTTCATCAAACATTTGATGCCATTGTTTAATATACATAGGCTCACCACCTACTACTTCTAGTCTTTTTAAAGTTTTATACCAATTGAATCTATCCTTCCATAAAACACCTTCTTCATCTCCTGCTTGTTTGTGAGGCATAGGATAGCCATTGTCTACATGATACTTCTCATGTTCTAATTGCCATTGAGAACTGTGACTAGGTGTGCATGAACGACATTTTAAATTACAGCTGTTACTAAGAATTAATTGGAAGTCATAAGGTGTGGTGGGTTCGTCTTCCCAATGTAATTCTGTTCTTAAATCTGGGAATACATATTCGTTAAATATATTTCTTTTACTCTGCCTACCATGTTTTTCATCTTCCCAACAAGTTGCACATTCATCAGGACGTTCTCCTTTTCTAAATTTGTCCCTTACATTTTTCATATAATCACTAGCAAATAAATCTTTTAATGAATGTTCTTGGACATACATGTCTTTACCATCATTGTCTTTTATAGTATCTCTATATAAACAACAAGGGCGAACGGTTCCGTCAGGATTATTACTAACTCCTGCCCAAGGCATGTAACATAAACTTTTAGGCTTTTTCACAATCTTTCCTTACTGAGTTTATCCAATGTCTATAACGTGGGTCTAGTTTTTCATATAGAGCTTGTTTGTTTCTTCTTATAAGATATTGATCTAAAAATTTTATCATATCTTTATGCACGTCAATTTGTTGGTGCATCATATCCTGCCACTTTGATTGTCTTAAGAAGTTTACATGATTTTTTATTATTCCCTTTGTATTAGTATCCTGAAGATGTGTTAAAGAAGGTAGTAGTTCTTCTATTTCGTCTGCAAGTTCTTCTCTATAATGTAGAGGTATAAGTTGAACTTGATGAAACTGTGGGTGGAATACTCTGTTAGAATTTATATGTATTCTATGATTGCCATAATCTTTTCTTAATATGTTTATTCTTTTTAAATAATCTATATAAGACCATACTGACATATTGTTTATTGCAGTTGTAATAGTTAAACTTATCTCACTTGTTTCTAAAACTTTTCTTATGTTGTCTTGCCATATACCTCTAACAAAACCATCTCTTGTAAACTCTGCTTGGTCCATATTGCTTTCTGCGCTTGTATGTATTTCAACAATTCTATTATATTTACTTCCAAGCTTGTGTCTTTTAAGGCCTTTTTCCATATCATAATTATCTCCTGTGCCTTTCCACAAAAATTTAGATGACTCTATAAATCTTTCTACTTGTCCTTTGTGGTGTATCATATTGGAGTTTACTATTAAAGAACCTTCATAAGTTTTTTGTTCATGTATCATATCCATAAACTCCCAGAATTTTATATGTAGTAAAGGCTCTCCTCCTGTAAAACGTATAACTTTTAAATGCCCTTGTAATGTTGGCCACCAATCAAAAAATGCTTGTATATAAGGATTGTCTTCTTCTTTATATAATTGTTGTTTCCAATCTTTATTGAATCTATCATTTGTCTTTAGTTCATATGAACCATGTTTTTTAATATCATTAGCCCACGTTGTGCTAAACTTTGGTTCACAATAAGAACATGCTAAATTACATGTTCTGTCAAATGCTATTTCTAATTTTTGAGGAATAGGATGATCTGTTTTTCTAGATGTAGCAATTAAGTTTGTGTCATCTTCTGGCAGTTGTCCATCTAGATAACCTTTAGATTTATATACTCTATCACTTATAACACCCATATCCTCAGCATTCCAACAATACCTACAACCTTCAGGTTTTTCTCCTTTACGCATTTTATTACGTTCATGTATCTTTTCAGGTGTGTTATGTAATGAACCTGGAGCCTTTGGGTCAAGTTGTATTTTATGTGTAGGATTATGATGACAGCTTGCAGTATGTCCTATGTATAACCACATAGTTGCTTCATACCATTTTGCAAGACAATAAGAATCAGATACAGGGTCTAGAAATTCCTTTTTAAAATCTTCAGGAGTTTTATTTAAAAGTTTTTGCTTGTCGGCAATATACTTATTTAATCTAGAATGTTTTATTGCCACTTTTTAATTCCTCTGAAATGTATCCACCTCCTTTCTTAAATTCATCTAGTTCTGCACCTGACTGATATTTATCAAGAACTTCTAGTTCATCTGAATTTTCAAGGATTTGAGTCACTGTAGGTATAATTAAAGAAGTGTCAATGCTGTCATAAAAATTTATAAAGTCCTGAGGGAATGTGTCCCTAAAACTTTTACCTCTTCGTATATCATACTGATAATAAAATTGTTTGAAGTCGTTATATAACTTCGGTGTCTCTGCTGTCATTTGATGTGGTGTTTTTACAATATCTAAATAATCAATTAATCTTTCTACTTGAGATATTTCCCAATCATTTACTAGAGGTTTACCATTAGGATCTTTATCTGTCCAACGGTTCTTGACAACAGGTTCTAACCATGCCTCTAGTTTTTCTTTGTAATGTGTTTTCATTTCCTCAGGCAATATAGCTGCTGCTTGGAAACTAGGAAATCTTAATATGTTTAATGATATTGTTAGGTATTGTGTTCCGTATTGTCTTTTTATATCTAAAGACTCTGTTAGAAACTCTGTAAGACTGCCTAAGCATAGACTATTAATTGTCCCCATACAAATTATTTGATTAATGTTTCCTTCTGTAATTAATCGTATAACATTTTCTTTCCATTGTTTGTAGTCCATGCCATCTCTAATATATTCAGAATGAGGACCTACAGATTCGTTACTTGTATAGATGTCTAAGTGAGGAACATAATGACTCATTTCAATTAGTTTATCTAATAGTTTTTTCTTAGGAACAAGATTAGAGTTTATAGCATATCTTAATCTTGATGCTTTATCAGGATTGTCTTTGAACCAATCAAATAGTTTCCATACACCTGCTGCCATTAGTGGCTCGCCACCTGTTATTCTTATTTCTTCTAAACTGTATTGTAAGTCTGTTTCCCACCATTTCCAAAAAGCTTGTATGTATGGATTTTCTTCTTGTGTTTTAGCTGCGTCCTTAGCATGATCTGCTGCTGTAACATAATGTCCTCTACCATCACTTTGTATATTCTTGTAACCCCCATACTTTTTAATATCTTTTACCCACGTGGAACTAAAAGAAGGATTACAATAAGAGCATGAGAAATTACATGTTCTATCAAAACTTATTTCTAATGTTTTAAGTGTAACGTCCTCATCGCCATTCATTGCCGCTGCTTTTAAATTATCTTCATTGGAAAATGTTTTTGTTTTCATAACTCTATCTGAGATATGATCTTTACCCATGTCTTCTATTTTCCAACAATACTCACATTCATTAGGACGAACACCGTTAAGCATCATCTTACGCATTTCTTTTTTGTGTTTTGTATTGTGTATGGCAGACGGATTAGTTTTTATTTCTTCTAAGTCTATAGGATGCGAAGGTGGGTGGTGACAGCTTGTAGTCTGCCCATGTCCTAACCATATTGTAGCGTTATACCACTTTGCACCACAATAGGTAGGACCTATTTGATCTATAAAATTAAATTTATAGTCGTGTATAATACTTTTGCCTTTAGCCATTTATATTCTCACATTCATCTATAAAGTCCTTAAACTCTGGAAAGGACTCTCGTAAATTTGTTCCTTGTCTTCTATCTTTTTCTTTGAAGTATTCTATAAAGTTTACTTTCGCAGATTTATCTAATGCAGGTTCAAAAGGTTCTATAGCCCAGTCGTATAATCTCCTGAGCTTATCTATTTCATAATCCTTAAAACCTTTAAACCTATTAGATTGTGTTTCTTTATTTTGTTCCATAAACACAATACACTCTAACAAAGGCTCTAACATTTCTGGAGTAGCCAATTTAAGACTCATCCATTTAGGGTCATGTAACATAGGCGTATCAAACCATATTAACTGCCTATCTGTATTTATTTCGTTACGAAGTTGGTGTATATTCTCCATATACTCTACAACACCAGGTAATGAAAATATATTCATTGTAGCAATGAATGTTAAACTGTGCATTTCATTTTGTGTTAGATATGTTCTAATATTCTTTTCTAATGTAGGGAAATGTAATCCTGATCTAATATATTCTGCTTGATGTCCCCATGAATCTAAACTACAAAATAACATAAAATGATCTATTGCTTTTTTGTCTGTAATATCTTTTAGATCTGTCATAAAGTTATCCCACAATTCTTGTTTAGGAGGATTGCAGTTACTTGTAATACTTAATTGTAATTTAGGAGAAGGATTGTTCTTTACATAATCAAAGATCTTAAATGTGTTTTTATCCATTAGAGGTTCGCCACCTGTCATACGAAATGTTTGTAGTTCAGGATAACACTCAGGAAAATATTCCCAGAACGCTTCTAGATAAGGATTGTCAGGTCTATTGTTAGGCATCATGCCATCTCTTTCCATCCAAGATGTATCGTTGTGATGTCCTGTAGGTAATTTATATGCACCATGTTTTCTTATTTCTTTGTGCCATTCTGTAGACAAGTGAGGACTACAATAGGTGCATTTAAAATTACATGCCTGATTAAAATTAACTTCCATGTATTTAGGTTTAGGATTACCTGTATGTCCGTGTTCTAATGCCTCAGCAATAATGCCTTCTTGGTTGACATCAAAACTTCTGTAAGGTCTGTCTGATACATTGCCTTGATCTTCTATATCCCAACAAAAAGAACATTCAGGAGGCCTTTCTCCTTTCAACATCATTAGTCGTTGTTTCTTTTTGTGTTCTGTATTGTGTAAAGCATGAGCATTCTTTTCTAACTCTGCCATTGGTATTCTGTGAACAGGAGGGTGATAACAGGATTGTGTTCTGCCTGTAGGTATATGTATGCTTACGTTGAACCACTTTGCAAGACAAAAAGAAGGCGAAACTTTATTTAAAGCATCTCCCATTTCCTTGGTGTCGTTAAAATAAACTGATTTGTATGCGCCTTCTAAATCTGCCTTAACTTCATCACCACGAATATCTTCATGTAGTTCTAGTATGTTTATCTTTTCCATTTATCACTTTTTACCAATCCCCATAAACCTTTTGTAATATGTGGGCTTGTCTTCTTTCATATTCCAAGGACCTTCATAAGTGACTTCATCTAAATAATTAAAGTTGTGGTCCATCTTATTAATGGATGCAAACATATTTAAATCTTCACAGGCTCTAACATGATCTTTATGAGTGTAATCGTTATTACCTTGTATAATATAATAAGTTCCTTCTGGAATCTTTTCAAACCACTTGTCATATACTTCCTGACTTATGTGTTCTGTAATTGTATTTATTACTAAATCAGGAGGGTTGTTTGAGCCATCTAAATGTGTATTGTAATCATAATCAGATAAACAACCTTGCCAGACAGGATAATTTTTCTCACACCAGTCTAAATATTTTCTCTCTTTGTCAACGCATACAGTTACAGGTATTCTTAACATGTCTGCTAAGACACCATACCAACAACCAAATATAACGCATGAATGAGGTAAATCCATGTATGTTTGAAACTCTAATTTATCTGCTATCCAAGACTTACTTTTTATCTGACTAGGCCAAAAAGCTTCTATTGCGTCATCATGTGTTCTTACCAACTCCATCCAATGTGTTAGTTGTGTTTCTCCAAATCTCATACCATTCCTTTTTTAGGTTGCCAATTAAATCCTTCTTCTGTTAGATCAATCCAATAAACATTTTGTAAATAGTGAGGTGCTAAAGGATCTACCATAAACATAAACCTTTCATCATATATAATATTTTTCCAAAAAGTTTCTTCGTATGTATTGTTCCATAATTTCTCTGACTGTATTGTCTTTCGTTTGCCTTGATACGCATTATTTAGTGCTACATTACCAGGCTCTAAACTCCACCACATAACCTTAAAGCCCATTTCTTTGGCTCGTTTCATAAGTTGAGGTAACAGCACAAAACCTAGTTGATTGTTTCTAAACTCTTTTAGTATGTGATAACGACAAGCTCTTACAGCAATATCTTCATCTCCTGTATAATGACTAGGTTCTAAGTGTGCAATACCTGCAGGGCGTCCGTCCCATAGTATAACCATGGTGTCTCCTGGTGTATTGTGTGGGTGGTATTTGTTATCGAAGGTTTCTCCGTTACCTTCTTCGTATGCTTGATTGATAATAATATCAATACAGCCTAACAATCCTCTGTCTACTAATTGTTCTTTGTTGTAAATCTTATACATTCAAAATCTCGTTGTCCTGCAACGCTCCCCATTAAATAATGTCTTAAATCATTGCCTTTATGATAAACGGCATGTTGATATCCTATATTAAGAAAGTAACACTTTTTCATTTCCATTTCAACTACTTTATGCTCTCCATTATACCAAAAATGATTTTCAACACCTTTGTTGCCTGAGATAGGAATGATAAAACGCATAGCGTATGTAGTATTGTAATCTATGTGAGGTGGGACAACGCCCCCGGGAAACATACGAGAGAAACGAACCCGTATCAGTTTATCTTGGAACGCGCTGTTTAAATGTGATTGCAATTTTGAACCTTTATAAAAATCAACGGGTTCGTTCCAATTATGCTCATCCATTGAATACGGAATGCGCCTTGATAGTTTCTGTTTCGTTGAATAACTATCCGCACTATTTAGTTTTTCTGTTTTTTTGCACTCTGTTAAATGAAAGTGCTGAACATCTTTGTATGTATCATTAGCAATATTATTACTTGCTACTGCCAAACCCTTGTGTGCTGTTATGTTATCTTGCCACTTGTCATAGTGTTCCCATAGAAAATCTTCTATAAGGTTGTAATCTAAATCTATTGGAATTTGAGATATTGCTGGATAGTTTCTTTTGTTATACTTTAACATCTCGATCAATCATTCTAATAAGTTGTCCACCTATGTCTAATGGATGCCACACTACTTGACGATTGCCTTTTTCATGATGAACGTCATGAAAGCCTTCTCCAAGTGTAATTAAACCTACCCACAAATCACTATGTGCTTCTTTGCCTCTGTGAGAATATGTAAATACCAATGAACCTATAAGTTTAGCAAAACCTGCTGGTATAAGCCAGGCATATAATAGACTATAAGGGTCTATAATAAAAAGTAATAAAGCCCAGACTAATATAACCTGCCAGTAATATCTAACTTGCGCTCTATGTAACTTTGACCTTAATAGGTGCTTTGCAAATTTAAAATTTATATCTATCAATACTTGACCAAAGTATGCTAACATAAAACCACGATAGTGAGGGCTGTGTGGGTCTTTAGGTGTGTCTGCATACTTGTGATGTTCCCTATGATTTGCTACCCATGTTATAGCAGGACCTACCATCATTATATGTGCAAAGAATAATAACAAGTATTCTATTGGTTTAGGACAATTAAAAGAATTATGAGAGTATAATCTGTGATACCCCATTGTAATACCTAACATGATACCACAATACATACCAAATGCTATTGTTGCTGTAACAGGTGTCCATGGAAAGAAGAATAAGGACGCAAGAGCCGACACTTGCGCCACAACCTGTCCTACAATTAATGTCAGAGGTGCCCAAGACTTATTTTGTTTGAATATTGCTTTTCTCATTGATCTTTTCTATAATTTCTAAATCTACGAACAGACCCATCATAAAAAAGCATTTTCCACCAAGGTGTATCACGTCGCATTCGCGGTATCGTGTATTCATATGCCTCTCCTTCTGGTGATACCCATATGACATGATAACCTGCCCAACGTTTGGACGGATACCATACTGCTTTCCCACCTTTAGTTATTAGTTTTTCTAATGTCCAAAAATAGCAGTTGTTTTTCTTAGTAAAGAGCCGGACCGGCCAACTCCAGAAAAATATCACCATAAGAAAGAATGTCAATGCTAATCTCGCCTTCACTCATCTGTTCCTTCTATATCTGATATTTATAAGCGCTTACATAGTAGCCCTTAATATCCATCTCATAGAGATTTATAATGAAATTTAGACAGATTTGTGTTTATTGGTATTCAAACTGACCTTATCTTATAAATAACAGGAACAATTTAAATAAACTTACAATATGGATTCATTATTATTTTTCTGATTTGAACAGTCTAGTTTTAGGCGATTTAACAGGAAGGAATAATGAAATTACAGAATTTAGCACTCTTAGGACTAGGTGCTTTACTATTAACTCTACCGGCTCAGGCCAACTCTAACCAGACGGGCACTTGTCAAGCTGGTTCTCAATATTGTGAGTCTGTCAATACAAACACGACGACTACCAATACTAACACGAATACGAACACGAATACTAACACGAACACCAATACAAATACCAATAACAATACGAATGTGAATACGAACACGAATACTAATACCTCGACAAATACGAATACCAATACAAACAATAACACGACTGTTTACACAGGAACGAATACGAACACGAATAACAACAATAATACAAACGTGAACACTTCAACCTCTACGAACACGAATAACAATAACAACAACACAACCTATAACGGAACGTCTACAAATACCAACAACAATAATAACAATACAAATTATACAGGTAATACGACTTCCAACAATACAAACACTAATAACAATACGAATAATACTACTATTAATAGCACAAGTAATAATACAAATACTAATAACAACAATAGTAATATTAATCAAACTGTTAATTCTACAAGTAATAATACGAATACAAACAATAATAACAACAATACGACTTCTAATAATACAAATAATAACTACAATGAGTCTAAATCAGACAGTAATGTAACTTCTAACAACACGAATACAAATAATAACACTAATAACAACACCAATAAGAACTATAACGAAACTAATCAGAAGATTACACAAGAGATAAAAAGTCCTCCACCTAGTGCTATTGCACCTAGTATTGGAGCTAGTTTCTCTCAAGACCTTTGCACCACAGGTGTAAGTGGAGCAGTTCAAACTCAATTGTTTGGTGTAGCAGCAGGTAAATCAGTAACAGATAAAAACTGTGAAAGAATAAAACTTTCTAAAACTGTATATGATATGGGAATGAAAGTAGCAGCTGTGTCGTTAATGTGTCAAGACGAAAGAGTGTTTGCAGCAATGGAAATGGCTGGAACACCATGTCCTTATATGGGTAAAATTGGAGCCGAGGCAGCAGAAGCTTGGGACATCAACCCACAAGAAAGACCAGACTATGAAGCTTACATGGAACGTTTAGATAACCAAGCAGTAAGACAAAAACAATTAGTTAAACTAGAAGAAGCTATTGAAGATGATAGAAAAGTAAAATTTGTAGCAGCTTGTAAAAAGACAAGACACTTATCAGGTGAACACAAAGGTATTAAAAAGTCAGGAAGGACTTGTAGGATAGAATGGGCAAACTTACAGAAAAACGAAGAGATTATAGAAGCATTAGAAGAGTAGTTTTAGGATTATTTCTTTTATTCACTACACCTGTTTTCGCAGACAGTTTTAACGAAGATTGCTCTAACAATCAAAACTGCTTTAACCAAGATGATTATATCTACGAAAGTGGACAACCTCTTATAGACTTATATAATCAAGCAGGCACAACAAATCTAAATGCTGGTGACGACCAATGGTCATCATCAGTAACATTAGGCAATACTTGGAATCGTTGGGGAAAGAGTTGGAACAAAGCAAGAATGTCTACCAATGGTTGTTTAAACTTTGTAGGTAGATCTGACGGAGCAAACTCTAGTAACTGTAACGACTACACACCACAATCATTACCTTATAGAAACTATACACTATATCCTTTCTGGACAGATCTAATTAGAGGACAATCTAATGTCTCAGGTTGTAACAATACTTGGTGTTCTTCTAAAATGTTATTTAAAGCATTTGATGACTATGTAGTCTTTGGTTGGTATTACATGAAAGAATATAATAGAAGTTCTAGTAATAGTTTCGAGGTTATATTGTGGAACAACGATACATATGATTACAGATATAGAGAACTAGACATACAAAATCATGATGTATTAATAGGTGAGCAAGGTGCTAATAACGAATTAAAAACATATCTATTCTATAATGATGGACAAGATCGTTACAATACATTAGACGCTTTCCTAGCAGGTTATGGCGGACCTGATATAGAAAACGGGGGTTCGTTGTATAGTGAGGGACTTACATTTGAACAACAATGTCAGGCAGATCCATTATTCAATTCACAATGCACAGGTTACGACGCAGCATATTTTACTCAACAATGTAACGCAGATGCTTTATATGACGATCAATGTCCTGGCTATGCTGATGCTTACTTTACTCAACAATGTGATTTAGATGCATTGTATGATGAAAACTGTTCAGGTTATGCAGTAGCATACTTTGATTTACAATGTAATTTAGACCCATTGTATGATGAACAATGTCCAGGTTATTGGCAAGAATTAGCATTCCAAGAATCATTAGAAGGCGATGAAGATATGACGAATGATGATGGTATGTATTCTGATGAAGAACTAGACATGTATGGTTATGATGAAGACTTTGAAGCTATGCAACAAGGTTATGGCTCAGAAGAAGAACTATATGGTTATGAAGACTTCTCACAAGGAGATATGGGAGATGAGTTTGTTGAAGTCTTTATGTTAGATGAAGAACTGTTCACTAACGAAATGGATGGTTTGTATGGAGAAGGTTGGCAAGAGTTTACTGACGAAGAATGGTATGAAATAGATGTAGAAGAGTTTGGACAAGAACAAGTAGATGATTGGTATGGAGAAGACGTAGAGTTTAATGATGATGGTATGATAGAATGGGAAATGCCTGAAGAACAATATATGCCAGATGATTTAGTAGCACAATTAGACCCAACAGAAATATTTGAACTAGACCAAGGTGGTGTAGTTATATTTACTGAAGAAGAGTGGACACCCAATGAGGAAGAAGAAATATTCCTTAGATCAGAAGATATAGAACTTACAGAAGAAGAGTTCATGGATATCATAGAAGATATAGAAACAGTAGAAGAGTTACAGGAGTTTATAGGCGAGATAGTTATAGAGGAAACTGTAGAAATAGAAGAACTTGTTAATGATGAGGCATTAGAAGAACTAATTAACGAAGAAGAATTACAAGAACTTGTAGAAGATGAGCCAGAACTTATAGAAGAACCTGAAGAAGTTATAGAGGAAACAGAAGAAGTTGTAGAAGAAGAGTCAAGTCCTAGTAGTTCTGGTCCTAGTAGAGGTTCAATGGTAGTAGCAAAACTTAAGAAAGAGTTAGGTTCAGTTGCTAGTAGTTCAGTTCAAGTCGACGATGGTTCAGGTTCCGCACAGGGCGGAGATTCTGGAAGTTCACAAGGCTCTTATTCAGGCTCTTCTAGTGGAAACATAAGTAGTGGTGGACAATCAGCATCCAGCTCTACAGGTTCAACATTCATACAAGAACAAGTAGAACAAACAACAGGACAAGTAAGTATTGATGTTGAAGTTTCAGATGTAGTAGATGCTGGACCAGCAGTTAGTGCGTTTGAAGTAGCAGAACAACAACAAGAAGACACATCACAACAAGAGATGACATTTGATAGTGGTTCAGATAGCTTTGGAGGAGGCGACATGGACTTTAGTAACAGATTTGACGATGCTTTATCAACAGGACAAAGTATTGGACAGTTTTTATCTAATGAAGCACCAGACTTTGGTAAGTTTGACGTTGCACCGCCTAGTGTTCAAGAATCTAGAACAACAAAGGCAGTAGAGTCATTAGCAGACAGACTAGGCAAAGAAAATGCACAAGAGCAATTACAAGCACAGTTTGAAGCTAACCAAGAAGCTGGTGGTTTTGAAGATCAAACTATAGCAGTAGCTGTAATAGGTTACAATCCAGATATTCAACAGTATCTAGGTAAAGATCAATTACAAGATCAGAAAAATTGGTATCAAGTAAAAGCATTATATACAGATGCTAAGATTGACGATAACAAGTTTAACTTCTATATGATGGCTGGTAAAACAGAAAAGAAACTTAAAGAAATGATAGATTCACAATACAACAAGGAGTAAGAAATGGCAGAAGTAGAATATAAGGGGATAAAGATAGGAGGCAGTAAGCTCCTACTAATACTTCCTTTACTAGGAACCCTAATAGGTGGCCTATGGGGAGGTTTTGAACTCTATAATCGTCTATTGATCGCAGAAAAGAAGCTAAATAATCTAAATCCAGCGGCCATACAAGCCGAGGTAGCACGTTTAGAATCCATGTATGATGTATTGGAGGGTTCAATGAGAGCAGACATAGATCTAGCTCTTAAAGAAGCTGAAGAAGCTCGAGACTATGCAAGAGATATAGATAAGACTTCCGCCGATACTAATAGAGACATTCGTAAGGACATGTATGCCATGGAACAAGAAATGCAAAAGCGTTTTAGAGAAATGGATGCAGACATTCGCGATAATAAGGCTGAATTAGAAGACAAAATTCAAACTGTATTAGAAAACCCACTTAACGACGTAGAATAGTCAAAAAAAGGGGCTAAAAACTAGCCCCTTTTCTATGCTCTTATTTAGACCAAGTTATGCCACGGTATATGCCATGTTGCATACCGTTGGACTCTGCCTTAATAGGACCATGTTTTACACCACGGTAGATACCACCACGAGCTTTTCTAGCTTCTTTGATAAGTGATTCTTTGGTGTATGTTATGCCTCTATAAGTCATCTCATCCTCCTTACGTTTTACTGTTAAAAGAATGCGTTCCTTCGACTTTCGGTCTCGTTCGGCTGACTGCCTACTAGCTTACCCTCTGAATAGAGGAGGTTTTCAGGTCTACTTCCGTTCACTGCTACATTTAGAGTGAATGAACGATTGTATTGTAATAGTTGCCTATTACTGTTTTATTTATGTATTTTAGTATTTACAGTTAATGGATTGGGTTCCCCGTCCTCTGGCCAGCCATTAAACAGATCTCCTTGTTTCATTAGCTCCAAATCCTTTACATTAAAAGTAATTGCTTTCTCGTCTAGAGGATTATTATCTACTTTAACGGTTACAGGTTCTTCAGGTAGTTTACCGTCAAGTTCCTCTCCTCTCCAAAAATTACTTAAATCATATACGCCCATTTTAGTTCCTTTCTCGGTTTAGAATAACGAAGTTTACGACGAAGTCAGATAGTTTAGCCCCAGAATCTATAAGGGTCGCCAAGCCCATATAGCCCACACCATATATTTAGCACAAGCCAGTATAACGGTTCGTAGGCTACGACTGCGAAGACCACGAAAGTTAATAAGGATAGTGCAGGATTAGCTGCTACAAAATTTTTAAATTTATCCATATATCTGCTCCAAAATGAAAATCCCTAAAAATACGAACCACATGACGTATAAGGGACTAAAGTTAATATGAAAGTTTTTATTCATAGCCATTGCCACCAAGGATTAAAGTCTTTAAACATAGTTAGCCCACTTAGAAGGTCTAATCCACTTAACACCATCCCAGATACATGAAGGGTCATTACCACATTCACAAAGTTCTGGAAGATACAAATAATCTATTTTGTCAATATTAGCATAATTACTCGTATCTATTGTAGTAGGTATGTAATAGTTAGGACCATCCATATAATAATGATACGGTAATTGTGCAGGTGGATAGAATATAGGCAATATCATTAAGCCTAATAATACTATAGCTGCTGTAATCCAAGCCAATCTAATCATAAATCTTTTCATATACTCCTATTTATACACATGATACATTATAACGATGCTTATGTAAAGACTGTATAGGACCATTTATCGGAGCTTGGCCATATGGTCTGGATTTTTCTGGTTTTTCAAAATTTTCCGTTTTTTCGCCTTTTTTGCGTCGAGATTTTCTGAGGATTTTTCTGTATATAGCGCCTTTCTCTATACTCTCTTATATAGCGAACTTTTTTTGACTTTTACAGCTCCCAGGATTTTTTCAGAAAGGATTCTTGACAGAAAAATGTATTGGGCTATATGCCTCCCTATACCGACCCTACCCAAATATTTTCCATAGCTCAACCATGGCGAAGGCGAGCATCTTGCCCGCCTCCTACTTCAAGCGCTGCTATCTAGCCAGCTAACTCTTCTAGCTCATCTGCTGCTATCTCTATAGCATCTGTTCGCTTTTCATTACGCTTGCCCATATAGACTATGTCTGTATTTCTAGCAAACTCACTTAGAGGCCTATTCTCTACTGAAAAGACTATACGCTTAGACTTATAGTAATCTGTAGATCTGCTATCTAGACTAAACTGATATTCTCCGTGAATATATCCGTATAGCCATTGATTCATTAGATCTTTATGTAGACCTACCTTATTCTCTAACTCTTCTAAAGGCATAGTTAGAATTGCTACGATATCAGCTACCTTATACTGGAAGGACTGGAGCTTACTATCTCGACTCCCTCCATAAGCATTGTCACTAAGATATGTGAATTGAAAGTGATACTCGTTCTTAACGATGTTCTCACACGCCTTTTTCACATCTGTATAAGATGCTGCTACTATAATATCCCACAGTTTTAAGCTAAATGGCTTTTCAAATGTAGTGAAGTGCTCGGGTATGCCGTATTTACCCTCTTCTTTAGCGGCTTTATAGAATTTATCCATTAACTAACCTCCTTTAATCGATAATTACTCCAAAATTCGTTAGGATTATCTCCTGTATATTCCATTCTAGCCTGGAGAGCTATCTGGAAGTTCTTGTATTTGTATAGTTCTAACCACGGTGCATCACGCATTTCGCCTTGATTACAATCATAAGAGTAGGTGCCATTACATGTATCTTCACCATTCTCATAATCGCCGTCCATGCAGCTATTGCCTGCACATTCAGGACATATACCATGCGCTACCATCTCTAGTGCGCCATATATACGACTACCATCGTAATTGTCTAGTTCTGACATAAGAGGTTCTATTTCTTCCTCATATTCACTTGGCAAGAAACCACCGTCTCTTGCCTTACTGAAATCTAAATGTAAATCTTCAAATCTCATTACTTAACTCCAAAATCCTTTTTGACATCCTCTAAGGACTCTGTGCTTAAAAGCACGAGTCCGAAGATTAGCATTCCTACTGTAAACAAGATTTCCATTTACGCCACCTCCACGTCTAAGTGACATGCATTGGTGTATTGCATACCTTGTTCTGAGAAGTCGAAGTATTTGACGAAATCTGTAAGTCCTGCTGCCTTAGCAACATTCTCACAAAATTTGGTGTCTGAGTAAACTTCCCAACCCTCATATTCAGGATGGAAAATAAGTCCTTCAGTAATTGTAAAGTCTTCTGAACCGTCATCGTTGAAATATTTTGTTTCGATGATTTGAACAGTTGACACGAATATAGAGCTAGGCACATTCACGCCGTCTCTATCCCAGATGCTGTCTCCAGCAGTTTTAACAACCTGGTTTAAACCAACTTGTTTTAGTATAGTTTCTTTTTTATCTACCATTATTTGGACCTCCTTTTTAACAGTATGTCTATATTATGCCCTCTAAAGGACCAAATGTCAAGCGATTTTGAGGGTTATTTTTTCTCCTCCCAACCCTCGTCTATTAACTCCTGTTTAGTTGTTTGTGTAAACCACTCTATAAACATATAGTCTGTTAATTTCCAAACAGTATTATCACACAAAGTAATTTCAGCTACTTTAGTGTCGCTTACTAATACTTCTCCCTTTTTTATTATTTTATATTGTTTTGTCATTCTGTTCCTCCCTTATGTAAAACTGTCCGCTAACACGTTTTTTAAACATTGTGTATATGTAATGTCATTATTGTAAAAAGTGCCGTCAGCCTTTTCCTCGTTTATGTCGCTATACATGTAATTAATGCAACAATTAATACATTCAGCCTCACTTGTAAATACACATAAACTCGCTGCGTTACAAAGTAAGTCGTCTCCGCTACTAAACATGTAATAGTTTTGTCCGCTAATACCTCTTACCTCGTAAGTTTTATCGCGTGCAACTGCCTCTAACAATTCCTGTATGTTTACAGTCACACGTTCATAACTGTAACTGTCCTCAATATACAAATCCATCGCAAGTTCCCCTGCCTCGTGTTTCGCTACTATTTGTTCAATTGTTTTATACATTAAAGTTTTCTCCCTCAAGTAATACTGTCATTGCCTCGTGTAGTAAATCGTCAAACTGTTCCTTGTTTAAGTCGTTTAATACACCCTCTGCTATAAAGTTTAACAGTTCAAGTTTATAGTTTGTGTTATTAACTACAATCTCATTCTCGTTCATGTAGTCTACTATTTCTTGTGTTACTTCTCTCATATTTTTTACACTTTTAGTTAATTAATTTAAAAACAATTATGCACTATTACTAACTAAATTACAAGTGTTTTTTTAAGTTTTTTTATATTATTTTGTTATTTAAAAACATTTGTTAGAAGGAAATATTATAAAAAAGGACTTGACATTTGGTTCGTTTGAGTCCATCATAGTAGACAGTTAATTAAAAAGTGAGGATTTTTTATGTTAAGAATGGCAAATGAAACACACGGTTCTCCATATGATCGGGGTTCAGCCGACAGTTGGTATAACCGTCCTCGTAAGCCACATTTCTATCCACATGGCACCTACAATGGTGAGGCTGTTACTGAATACGAAATGACTAATGAGGAAATTAGTGCATATCATCAAGGATATGACGACAATGAAGCATCAGGAGGTAAGAAGGAGTGGTAAAATCCTTCCTCCTGATTCTAACCTTGGGGGCTGGGCAGGACCTCGCCATGCCCCCTGCAGGTCATGGTTACCACACCAGGCACCAGGCCCAAATCAATGACTTAGGGGCGACACTTCAGGTAGGACCTCAGCCCCTTGTAAAGAAATATTTTGACCCTGCCCCTCAGAGGACCCTGGGAGACCCTTGTAAAGAAATATTTAGGGTCTGAGTAGTCAGCACCCGCACCAGCCCCTTGTAAAGGTTTATTTTGCCCCTGGTGGTAGTTTATTCCGCACCAGTCCCTTGTATAGAAATATTTAGGGGGTGGGGTGGGTGGTGGTGGGCATACCGGTGGCTCGTGGTGGTGGTGCCCTGCGCATGGTGGTGGTGGGTCAGTGGTGGTAAAATCCAGCCACCAGGAGGTCCTCTGGTGGCCGGTGGTTAGTGGTGGTTGTTGGCTCTTGTGACTCTACGCCACCTCAAGGGTCCCGCTAACCGTGTGGTCCAGGGCGATTCATTGCGTCCTGGAAGAAGTCCTCTGCCATTAGATCTATTAGGGCATCTCTGGCCTTATCTTGATCTTCTAGAGGACCAGCTAAAAACTGTGTGCCCTTACCTCTCTGTAGTAGCTGTCTGCTAACTGCTGAGAATGCCATCTTTGAAACCTTGCTGACTGCTTCGTCTATCGCTTGGTCTACTATCATGTCATTTACTGGGTGGCTCATTTTTTCTATCCGTTCTTTTAGTTTATGTGTATATTATGCACTCTGTCGAACCTAATGTCAAGCGATTTCCTGAAAGATTTGTGAAAGATTTAGGGCGCCTCAGGGCTTGACTTTTGGTCGGCCTTTGGTTACCTCCACGTAGATTCTACGGTTTTACCAATACCCTATTCAAGTATAGAATGTGTGTAATTGTGTGTAGAAGTGTGTGTAAATAGACTATTGACCCTGGGCTATGCGTATCTGTGTGTAATTACGCTCCTGCGTTAGTATTCTCTGTATTATTCTGTGTAATCTCTCTTAGGACTCTCTAATCTCTCTATTAAAGCTCTCTGATACTCGTATAACCCTTCCTTACATGTGAATATAGCTCTTATGTGTTTAAGTATCTCTTTCATGTTAAGGATTTAATACTCCTAATACATAGTTCTCTGCTACATTCTCTGCCCATATCTCTGAATGCTCGTAACATGTGATTTTATCTACTCTCAGCCCGTTGTTGGCCAATACTACATAGAATCCTTGTTTGTTCTCCTTGACAACCGCCGTTCGGCTCTCATATTCATCGGTTCCATGGTATGTGTGATATAGTTTGTCATCTGCCATTATAATTTCTCCGTCATCCGCGTGCTTACTTCGTAATCTTATCGTTAAACTCTGATCGTTAGAGTAATGATCTGATCGTAATATTATTTATCGCCTAAGTAATTAGTTATCTTATAAGTGGTGTTCTTATATGGTCTCTAGTTGCCCACGCATAATTAAGTCACGCCATTGTGAAACTTTTAGTTCCATCTTGTTATCTAATATATTATAATAAGCGTCTAATTCATCCTCTAGCCCAATCAACCTAGCATCAAATGTTGGTGTTGCTGGTTGCTCGTATTCAAAGATATAATTGTGTAGCTTATCATATCGTATGTAAAAATCAAACTGTCCACCCTTGGCCAATGCTAAATGAGGAGCCAAATGTGTATGGTAAAACATGTTTTCTCTTTTTACGTTCACTTCATGTATAGACATTCCATGGAGCCAAGCTGCATGTCTGTGCTGGTCGTTAGGATGTCGTAATACTAGAATGTGTTCTCTATCTGTGTAAACATTAGTAAGTCCTGCCCAATGATGTGGCTTGACGTAGCCCAATGTCGTTCGTGTTCCTGTCTGTCTGAAAAACTCTTTGAATACTCTGGTGCCAATAGGACCATGACTGTAAATTGTGAGATTGCTGGTCTCTAAATAGGTTGGTAATACCTCGGTGTCGTTATATCTTTCTGGAGTTGTTTTTGGTTTCATTTTCTACTCTATCTGCTATTTTGTTTAGCACCTTATCCATTTGTTCTAAATGATCTACAAATTCTATCTTATCACCAAAGAAATGCATCGTTGTATAGCCTGCTCTGTTGCGTTTGCTCTTTACATAATCTACCATAGCTCCTGAGCCTTCACGCCAACCTATACGATAAGATGTGTATGCTAATCCTACACCACAAATTATAAAAATTAAATATTCTAATTCAGTCATTATTTTCTCTCCCAATTGATCTTTTTATGTTTGTATTCTTCTATTATGCTTAAATGTAAATCTATTTGTTTCTTGCCTAATGGTTCTATCTCTGAAAATGTCTTGCACATGTCGTCAATATCATATCGTCCGCCTGTCAAATATCTGTGATAAAAGAACACACCAGGAGCTAACTTGCCTGGTAGTTGTGGGTCGCCTGCAACCTCATCAAATACTTTCCAAGCATCCCAGACATTCATTGTGCTGTGTTTCCAGTTTGCCACACCAGGACTATTGATATAAAACTTTACAATCTCCTGTAGCTCTGGTCTAATGTCATCATAATTTACACCCATTTCCTCAGGCGTAACTCGTGAGAATGGACTGCCCTCGTCCCATACTGTTCTATCAAATATACTAGGATTAGTAGCAAGTCTAAACATCTCGCCATCAGATATCATTAGTGGTATAAATCCATAAGCATGACCAGGAAACTTATCAAATATCCAATCCCTTGCTTCTAAAAATGTATCTCTAGTTTCATATGGCAAACCTATAATCATTGATATTGTAGCTCTGTAATTACCTCGCTCTCTAAACCAATCCTGTGCTTTCAACATGCCTTCTTTTAGTTTGTCAGGACTCATGCCTTTGCCTATATATTTAGCTGCTTCATGATTAAAAGATTCTATACCATAAAAGTGAGACCAAAAGCCCATGTCACTCATGTCTTGCCAAGTGTCTTCCCAATTTACCAATAGATCAGGCCTAGCATAACCTGATAGTTGTATCTTACATTCAGGAAACTCTTCCTGTATTCTCTTCACAACACGAGCACATTTTGCTAGTTTAGATTTACTATCGTTAATCGTTTCATCGCCTACTGTATAATGTTGAATACCCCATTTCACATAGTTCTCTCTTAGTTCATTATAAAGATTCTCCTCACATCGAGACATATCTCCTTTAACTCCTAATACAGAGAATGAACAGAACTTACATTGAAACTTACACCCACGACCTAATTCTACAGTTACTACCTCGTCAGGCCTCATGAAGTCTCTTTCCTCATAACTAACATTGGCATTAGGCATTGGCCATGCTGGAAAGTCTGTTCTACATTCAACGACTTGTCTGTCTGCTCCCCAATAATTTCGTGTCTTAATCTTAGGGTCAGCTCCTGGAACTCCTGTAAGCCAATTCAAAAACTCTAACAAACCATATTCTGCAAAACTACTGAAATAATAATCTACAGGATATCCTAATATTGCTGATAAATTTTGTGCTCCTGCTACCCACACGAGCTGAGGATATCTCTCTCGTAAGAAATGCACATTGTTCTGCATTGTTTTAAAGTGTTCTTGGTTCTTTAAACTAGAACCAGCTGCTGGAAACATAGCAGATATACCTACAAATTTTGTATCCTTTGTAACTCGTGAGTCAAAGAAATCTGTAAGTTCTTCTCGTGACCACGTAGGCCAGAAGTCTAATACTTCTACGTCCCAATTATTCTGTCTTAAAAATGTGGCGATACGATGTCCGCCTGCTGATCTTTTTATGCCTGGCCAATAGTCAGGCTTATCCTTTTCGTCTTGTGATGTTAAATAGTTTCTTGTTTCTGATGTATCCTCACGTTCAAGCATACCACCTAATATAATGCCGTGGTTCATTTATCCGCCTGTGAGATATACGAAAAGATTCCTCAGTAAGAACAGTAACCCGACGCCATTAAGCATAACCAACGCTCTGTCTTTCCACACTATTGATACCCATAGCCATAAGCCAATACCTATGATAGAGAAACATAGATCATATATTTGTAAACCTTCTAGGCCTCTCATGGACAGCGCTGCTAATATGAATATAGATGCAATCCATTTTACATACCAATCAACAGTATATTTAGGAGTAGCAGACTTCTGAATTCTTTTAGAATTCTCTAGCTCTTCCTGTGTAAAATTGTTATCAGGTTTCTTTATTAATGGCATATTTGTAAATCTCTTCCCAATTTTTAACTATCTTTATAGCACCATCATAGTTCATGTTGTGTCCATGTTCCATAATAATTGAATCGTATTTTAGTTTAGCACCAACTTGTGCATTAACTATTTTGTCTTCAACCCAAATGCTATATCTGTATTTATGTGCCAAGTCAGTTAGTATATCATCTTTGTCTGCACCACAATCTAAGTAATGGAACTCTATAAATGTGCCATTACCAAATAGTTTGTTAAGATTACATGTTCTTAACTTCTGTGCTGATGGGTCATTTGATAAGCTCGTTACTGCTACAAATCTATACCCATGCTTTTCAGCTAGTTTCTTTATGTAATATTGTGCATCTCTCAAGGGAGGTAAAAAGCCTACACTTGCTGACTCGTTGAAAGTCCTTACAAGTTGTTTAGCCTGATCTATTGTTATTTCATATTGTTTGTAAACACTATAAACATCTTTATACTTTAGTTCATGTCCATGTGCTTGCATCCAAGTATGAAAACCATATTCCCAGTCTAAACATACTCCATCACAATCTGTTAGTATTATTTTATCTTTTATCATACTCGTATTATGCACTATTTACAACCTCGTGTCAATAGAAATAACGTCTTTGATGCGCCTTTTTAGCCGTTTCTTAATAAAGCCATGAGTCAGAGGTTTCTGTAGTTTCCAAGCTTCTATCTCCCACGGCTCGTTTCGTCTATCAGTATGTCGTTGTCCATACCAAAAATGTGTTAGGTTCTTTTCTGTTAGTTGTTTCCTTACAGTTTGTTTTACATGCACCATTTCATGTGCAACTGTGAGTAGAAAGTCATAGAGTTTTTGTGTCTTTTCTACTTCAATCGTAAAAGCATTATCACCATCATCTTGGCAATAACCTACTACGTTGTCTTTGCTAGGAATGTTCTTGAGTTGTATATCTATCCATAGTGTTCTATGTCTAGGTAGCATTTCATCTATACAATATTCTGTAAGTTCATATGCTAGTTTTCTTTGTTGTGCTAAACCACCTGATATGTCAATGACATTTGCTGGGTGCATAATATAGTCTCCTCACTATCTACCGTCTTCCCCGTATCTGCCTCTTTCTCTGTTACCATCACCGTTAAGTTCTGTTAGATCTTGCTGCTTAACTTTGAAGTCTCTTTCATATATCTCAGCTTCAAATGCTGGAATCAATTTGTCTGCCATATGATCGTCTACCAACAATTTAGATAGCAGTGCTAGTTCTTGACCATTTAGTCTTTTAATCTTTTCTGCTATTGCGTGTGGTGATGCTTTATTACCTAATGCCATTATGC